GTTTCCGAAAGGCTTCATCCCGTCATCAAAGGTGTTGATGGTGACTTGCTCAGTGCCGACGCGGCATCCGTCAATGTTCATCGCACCCGTGCCGTGCTTGAGGACATTCTCCGCCACCGTGCCGACGAGCGGCTTTCGTGCGACGATGATTGGTTCCCATGCTGGCTTGAGTGCCGTGCCCCAACCACTCCATTGGCGGGCAGCGTCGGTGGCGGGAGCGGTGATTGGTTGTGGGTCGCAATCATAACTCACCTTTCTTGTTTTGCTATATTGTTGAGTCGGCTTTCCTCTCTTGTAAGGAGGAGGTCCGATTATCTCACGCTCCGCCCCCGCGGTCTTGTCTATCGCCTTGCTCACATCCAGTGACTTCGGGAACCCGCTGCCATAGACCCACATCACGCAGTCACGGATCTCCCATCCTGCGTCCTCAAGTGCACAGGTCATCCGATGGTATGTTCGGGTGCCTCCGAAAACAAGAATGTGGGCACCGGGCTTGGCGACACGCAAGGCTTCCACCGCCCACTCATGTGCCCAATCCTGAAATGCTCGCATCCTCTCTGCATCCTGACTGACAGGACGGGGATTTTCGCATTTACACTTGGAACCGCCTTGTCCTACGAGCATCCCACAAGAACCGCACCTGACCCTGTTGGAACCTTTGAACGATGGCCATTTGGTCTTTCGGTCTCCGATGCCCGGTTCCGAAAATCCGCCACTCGTCTGCTTCCAAGGCGCATCCCACTCCTTCCCCATGAACTCTAGTCCATAGGGAGGGTCGGTGACGATGGCATCCACGCTCGCTTCCGCCATCTTCTTCATCTCATCCACGCAGTTCCCTCTGATGATTGTCGCTCTGTCATTCATAATCTTCAATCCATCAATTCGTCTAGAGGCTTGGTCTTCTTGCGACCGCGTTTCTTGGCTTTGGGTTTGGGCTTATTCTCCGTCTTGGAGTCGGCCATGAAGTCGCCTGCCACGAACTCGTAAAATGGACTCTCCGTAGAATCTTCGTACTTCTTGTGTTCCTCGTTCATCCAGTTGCGGAACTTCCCTGTCGGGTCGTTCTGCTCAAAGGCTCGCATCTTGATGAAGAGTTGCTTCTTCTCCTTCTGGATGCGACGAAGGAAAGCATAGTAGATGATCTGCGTGAAGAACGCAAATGGGTTCGTGGATTTCTTGGGGTCAAAGTTGGTCGCATACATGATACAATTCTCTATTGCATCCGAGACCATCTCCTCCTTGTAGGTGTAGTTGGTGAAGTTGGGCTTCTTGGCGAGGTTGTTGGCGATGTCCATGAAGCACTGCCCGATGTAGTTTGACACCCCCGGCTTGGGCTTGGCTTCCTTCAATGCCTTCTTGACCAGTTTCTTGTGTGCCACCAACTCGGCAAGGAACTTCTTGTTGTCAATGTAGTGGTTCTGTTTGGGCATCAGCCCTCCTGTGTTAAGATTTGCGAAATCTGGCGAGATTTTTCTCTCCGCCGTCGTTTTGCCTACTAGATACCTTTGGGAACAAAGGGGTACTGAGTACTATAGGGTACTTACTAAGATACTCTTCAGTAGGTACTCTAAGATACTCTCTAGTAAGTTCTCTAGAGTATACTCTAAAGAGTTACTTAAGATACCTAGTGTTACATTGTAATACCTGGTACGCGGCTTGTCAAGGGCCAAGTCGCGGATCTCCTCCCCATCCCGGAAATTCTGGGTTGTCCTCCTCATCCTCCCCTTCCCCGTCTTCCCTGTAGTCCTCGTCAAGGACATCGGGTGCATCTTCAAGTTCGCCTTCCATGTCGGAGTTGATCTTGGCCATCTGGTAGTCACCCACCAGTTCCTTGATCGGAGTTGTGATGCAGACCACGGACTGCTTGGGAACCATGATGTAGTCATCCATAGTGAAGTCAATCCAATCTTTGAGGACAAGGGTGAAACCTTCTTGCACGCCTTCCTTGCCGTTGGGGTGCCTCTTTCGCACCGGAATGGATACCACCGACATCGGACGCTCAAGGATGTAGTTGGACTCGCCGCTTTCCGCGATACCGGAGATGACCTGCTCCCCCGTCACCATCTTGAGCAACTTGATGGGATAGTACTGGATCAAGATGATCTCCTGATACGCATGTCAATTGGCATCTTGATCAACTTGTAGTTGAACTGCTCGCTCTCGTAGATTTTTGTCCTCTTCAGGAAGTGACGGAGGGTGTAGTTCAGCGTGGTTTCATGGTGAAGGTCATCAGCCACATCGTACAGGTTGGCCACCTGCTTCCCCTCCGCCTTCCTCAACTGGCGACCGATGCTCTGTAGGATGCGGATGCGGCTCTTGGACGGGGAGGCGAAGATGATGTTCTTCAGGCTACGGATGTTGATGCCCGTGGAGAAGGTTCCGTATGATGCCACGATGATGGCGTTCGTCTCGTTTTCCACGATGTTGCGGATGTCCTCCCGCTCGTTCCCGTCCGTCTCGCCCGCAACGAAGAACACCTTCCTCTTGTCGTCGCAGAGGGACGATATCATCTCGTAGAGGGGCTTTCCGTGCTTCTCCACATAGTTGAACAGGACGAGCGTGTTGCCTCTGGTCGCCACTGCAAGGTGTGACAGGAACTCGTTCCGTGCCTTGCACTCCACCAGCCAATGGATCTCGCCTTGGTAGTCCAGACCGGAGACCGTCTTCCTGACCTCGGGCGGATAGCGAAGCAGGATGCACTCAATCCGCAAGGAAGTCAGGAGGTTCCTCTCCATCAGTTCCTTGGTGGTGACCACCCGATGGACAGGACCGAACAGACCCTCAATGGTCAACTTGTGAACCTTGCTGCCGTCAAGCGTTCCGGTCAGGGCGATGCGATACGGGCAGTCGGTCAATTTGTTCATGATGCTGGACAGGGACTGCGCCTTGAACAGGTGTGCCTCGTCCCCGATGACCGCCTCAAAGTTGTCAAACCATGCTCTCGGCATCTTGTAGATTGACTGCCATGTAGAGATGACGATCTGCTTGTTCGTCAGTTTCTCCTCGCCTCCCATGATGAGGTGGCAGTTGGCATCCGTGTCCCACTCAACCTGCGACGAGTAATCCTTGAAGTCCGCGTACATCTGGTGAACGAGGGAGATGGTCGGGACAACGATGAGTATCTTCTTGTGCTGCGGTATGACCGACTGGTAGTGTCGGCACAGGGAATAGACGATGAGGCTCTTGCCGCTGGCGGTCGGGGATAGCAGGACGCAACGGGTCTTGTTCATCGCATGGCACAGGGCATCAATCTGATGGTCGTGCGGCGCGAGCGCGTGCCCGCGTGCGTGCGGGCGCAGGGACATCACGAAATCACGGACAGAGTCGCAGTTGAACTTGAGTTCGGGTTCAGCCACCTCGCTGTCAACATGCATCTCATATCCACGATCCTTGGCGAAGGTGGCTAGGTATTCAATCAGTCCGGCTGGCAGCAGACCGGAGTGTGGGTTATACAATCGCACCTTGCCATCCCAGACCTTTCGTCTGAACGCTGGGGTGTACTTGGCACCGGGGACATCGTATGTGAAGTACTCCTGCAACTCACGGGCAATGGAGTTGTCCGCGAGCACGCGCAGGTGAGCCGTGTTCATGTTGCGTACTTCAATCACTACCGGCATTCTCCTATTTAGGTCACGCCGCTCAGGAACTTCTTCCACTCAATGGCGTTGCGGATGACCCACTGCCGGTTGTTGATGCCCTTGAGGACCGAGTCAAGATAGTCAACCTTCGCCTTCTGGAGGTCCATCTTGGAGGACAACTTGCTCAGGTCGGGATCGGCATCCATGTAGATGTCAATGTCCTGCCGAAGGATGCGATGGGCGAACGGCTCCCAGCCGAGAGCCTTCAGTTCCTCTTGGCTCATCTTGCCGTTGTAGTACTCCCACTTCTGCTTGCGAAGCGTCCGCCAGTCGGCTTCCAACTTGCGGAGGACGAGCGACTCGTCATGGAAGATGTTGAGGAACTTGCCGTGCAGTTGGGGCGTACGGATGGACTCGTCCCCGAGTTCGGTGGAGTCAATCTGGGTGTACTGCTCCACCAGTTGCTTGATGGTTTCAATGTTCATATTGCGTCCAGTATACCACAATGTCGGCAAGATGCCACTACATACTGGCATGAAAGTGATCGGAATTGACTATTCCATGACCACCCCTGCCGTGACCGTGATGGCAGACGGCATCGTGACCTGCCACTACCTCACTTCAATCAAGAGGCATCAGACCGACTATCGCCTCTCGGATACCTTCATCATTCACGGGTCGGCACAGCAGGACTACCACTCACAGGAGGACCGGTTTGACCGCATATCCGAGTGGGCTGTCCGCATCTGCGACATTGAACCCGATTTCATTGTCATTGAGGACTATGCGATGGGGGCGAAGGGCAAGGTCTTCCACATCGCCGAGAACTGCGGCTTGCTCAAGCACAAGTTGTGGAAACGCAGGCATCAGTTCAAGGTCATCGCCCCGACTGCCCTGAAGAAGTTCGCATGCGGGAAAGGCAACGCCGACAAGTGCATGATGCACGATGCTTTCCTTTCCTTGACCAATCATGACTTGCGGAAGGTCATGGACAACGAGAGCAAGGACTGCGGCAGTCCGGTCTCGGATGTGGTGGACTCCTACTTCCTCGCCATGTTCGCAAGGAACGCGGTCGCCATCACGCGCTGATCTTCATCTGGTCCAAGTCGGGGAACGCTTCCTTGACGATCTTCTTGTCCAGCCCGTACGCATACGGGAACGAGCCGTCAAAGAGGTTGCGGATCAGGTCCGCCTCCTTGGGGTGGACGGACTCAAGGATCTGGATCAGTAGGGTGTCCTTCCGATCCACGGGCAGGTTATAGGACTCCTTGAAGATATACAGCCGCTTGGACTCGGCGAATAGGTTGGTCATCGTCAACCCCTCGGGCGATGAGTCGGGCGTGTACGCAGGGAGATCCTTGCGATACCATTTTGCCTTGTCAAAGAAGGCATAGGTCAGGATCTGGCGAAGGGCCATGCTTGAGTGTTCGCGAAGCAGGCGCACGATGTCCGCCTTGTTCTTGGCCTTTCCCTTGACCGCTTCCAGCACTTCAGGTATTGTCATTGTCATTGGCATGATGAGAAATCCTCCAGTCGGTATTTAGGCGAGCCGATAGAGAAGGGGCTTGACAAGAGCCGAACCCGTGGTATCATCCCACAAATCAACCCGCAGCGTGCGGGAAGTCAATGCAGAATCCATGCGAGAAAACAATGTCAGAACAGCAGCCGCAACGCAAGAAGGTCTGGCTCGTCAACGAGCAGAAGGTCGCCACTGTCCGCAAGGTTGAAATCCACCCAAACTGGGGACGGCAGTTCCTCGTCACCACCCACAGCAACGAGTGGGGTCCGGAAACCTTCTGGGTGAAGGAGTCGGATGTTCAAGAGGATCGCCGCTGATGCCACGCAAGCCGACCAATGCCAAGAAAAAGGTTCTGGACAAGGTCATCGCAATTGAGAAGGAAACACGACTCAAGAGGTCGCAGCCCAAGCCCGATAGGGACACACATTACTACACCATGCTCTGCTACGAGGGCAAATACGAAGCCCGAT